TTTGTTGTTTTTACGCAACGAAATAGCATCAGGCATGTGATAAAACCCCTGCGTGGCATAACAACCTTGACAAACCTCGACAAGCTTGCCATCTTTACCAATGCTCCCTTGACAAGTCTCAAGAGCTTGCAAGCTCCAGCTATAACAGCCAAGCTTTGATGTGCGACTAAGCATAGTATGCCTCCAAAAATAACACTGTCCAAACCAGCACCAATAAAACGGTGCATATAACTGTGAATTGTCTATCTGTCATTTGATGCTCCTTGCTGGCAGGATTGCCACATAAACCCACCATTGATGGGCTTATGTAGTTCCCTGTCAAATTGCAATTGCTTGCTTCTGTACTGACAAGCGCTTCCTGTCACGATGGACATGCACCACAGCGGAAGGGCTAACCTTTACAATCTGTCCACCACGTGCCAGCTTAACTGACACTTTGAAAAACCCACGACTGACAATCTGTCCATTGTGGCGCTGTCCCTTCATGTCATAAACTGTCAAAAATCTATTGCCGTGGTTAGCAACAAACTGCTTCGCTACAAAAAAAGCCTTGATTGAATCAAACATAAAAACTCCCTTAAAAAGTTACTTGCCAGTTACCTGCAAAGCGCAGGGAAAAACCAGGTTTTTCTCTAAGCTCTGAAGACCATTATACAGGCATCGAAGGGGCTGTCAACCCCTCCGATTCTGTCTCATTATACCTTCTCGTTGATTTTAGCCATCGCTTGAAGAATCAATTCACTGGCCATTTTGTAACCCTTGTCATAGCATAGCTGTTGAATTATCTCTAAGTTATTCAACATTTTATCTTCTTCGGAGAATGTAACTTCTTCGGTTGTTTCATCATTTTCGGTTTCTTCTTTTTCGGCCTTCGTGACATTCCCTTCTTCGTCAATCACTTTTGACCCCGATTCTAAACCCCGAAGGTCTTTTACCAAGCTTTGCACGCTCTCATAATTATCAATAATATTGAATAACGTATTGCGTGTTTCTTGTCCTGAAGCATGGTCGCATATCTTCTTAAATTCTGATTTTCTAACCTTTGCAGTGTTTGCATTGTACAAGGCCTTTGCCTGTGTACCGTAACCCTCAATCATTGCTTCGTACTCTGCCTTATTTTCAACTGTGTAAACCCCTATGGTTTCTTTCAGGGTCTTGAGAAGCTTACCGTTGACGTTGGCTTGCTCGCATGCGAATGCGGCTCCCAATGCTTCAGGGGTTGCCCCTTCAGTTTTCTTTACTTTGCTCATGTCGTTTTCCTTTGTTTAGGTTACTTGCGAGTTACCGAAGACCTATTCCCCTGTAACTTGATTGAATTCTAGCATGGTATCAATGGCCTGTGTCAACGTGCTATTAATACCCTACTAGAATCTAGGGTTACTCAGTAGTTACCTACTGCTTTCCCTTCCCTATATACTATGCAAGGGCTGTGCCATGTATACTTAAGTAGTCATGTCGTTAGTACCTTTGTTTGCAGACATGATGGCATTGTAATGCTTACGTATTAGCTTTATGTAAATGTGTACTTATGGCTTATAGTATTTATGCACCATGTCAGTGCATTTTAGGTGTGTGTGCACTGTGTTGGTGCTTCATGTGTGACGTTTGCACCATAGTGGGGCATATTGTGTGACAGTTAACCCATAGGTACTATATTAGGGACTTTCCCTGTAACTCTTAGGTATTACTTCCTGGGTGTTATGGCTGGCATTGTAGTACTTTGGGTTGTAGGTGGCTTCAGTGGCTGCCACATAAGTACTCATACCTCTAAAGTTCTCATACCCCATGCATAAAAGGCTCTTTTGTAACACAAAAGTACTACCGGGGGAGGGGACAACTTGTGCCAATATATGCGGAACCCTATAGCATACAAAAAAGGGCTAAAATAGGGGTTTATTATCATATAGTGAAATGGCATTAAAGCCTTGATCTATATGACTAAAAGGCTTAATGACCCGTGAGTCAGTAAAGGAAATTAGAGTGCCCAGTCTAATCGTACAATGTGTAGCATTAAAGCCACACAAAGAGCTTGACAACAAGAACAATGTGTGGTATAATAAATACATATAAGCAATTAAGGAAGCTTATTAAATAATAAAAAAGAAGTAACATATATGAGACATTAAAGTACTTAGTGTGCCATATATGATGCACAGATGGACATAGAAGCTGCACAGAGAGGCATAGAAGCCGCACAGAAGGACTTATGAACATAGATATTCCTGTTAAAAAAAGAGGCCGTCCCAAGAAGACAGACCTTGTTGCCAAGACACCGGGCAAAAGAAATGCTGTTGGAAGGCCTAAAGGCGAACAGGCAATCATAAACGAATATCGCTCTAGGATGTTGAACAGTCCCAGAAGCCAGAAGGTTGTTGAGGCTATATATGGAGCAGCTTTGGATGATACACACAAGAATCAAGCGGCTGCATGGAAGCTCATCATGGATAGGTTGCTCCCTCTTAGTCACTTCGAGAAGGACAAGAATGGTGGTGGTAGGGCTGCTGTGTCTATTACTATCACTGGCGTTGGTGGTGAACAAACTATCATCTCAGCGGCAGACGAAGCTGAAGACATCGCATACAAGGAATAACATGCCAAAGACATACCAAGTTGAGGGTGGCTACCTTCCTCCACATAAATTCACACAAGATTGGCTTGCTGATATGCAAGCTGCTCAGAGAAGCAACCCAAAGATGTTTAAGGGAAACCCTGTAACTTCTTGGTGGGGACAGCCAAGGTACAAAGAAGTTCCTGCTGAGGATGTCATTTTTGGACGTAGGCCAGATTTAAAAACTGGTAAGATGGAAACTCTTACTAAGCCCTATGACATGGAGACAATGGGGAATTTGTTAGATGCTTATAGAAGTGCTCAGGCGCTTGACCCTAAGTTTCCAAAGCTTACAGCAGAGCAGCTTACACGGTTGGCTCTGGAAGAAGGACGTAGTAACTTTGGGTATAATGAGTGGGATGTTAATAACAAAAAGCTTCAAGGGGTTGTTAAAGACTTAACCAGACTTGGGCATGATGAATATTCCTCTGGCTTTGCTGCTGCCATTAAAGAGAAGTATGATACAGCTAAAAGGCTTAAGCGTCCTTTTGAAGAAGTGTGGAATGGAGCCGGGCCAAAAGCTAGAGAATACTACCAGCGCATTCAAAAAGGAATGTACAGTGTTGAGCATCCAGATAATCAGAAACTTAAAGAATACATCCGTAACCGCATCACCCCACAGCAGATGAGTGAAGCAAATATGTATGATGGCTTAGACAATCCTTTGATGGCAGATGCCGAGGGAGCAGATTTTTATGGATGATGTTACCACTAAGAACAAAGGAATGTTCTCAGCTTACATTCCAGACTATACTATTTTAAAGCAGTATAACGATCCTAATAATGCTTTTGTTATGAGAGATACTCCTAGAACTGTTTTTATAGGAAAAGACAGGGCTAAGAGCTTTGATAAAGAACGTGTCTTACAGCATGAGTTTGCTCATCAAATGGAAAGCAAGGCTATACAGCGTTATGCCCCACAAGGAAAAGCATCAGAAATGCGTGATGTTTCTGGTTTTCCTTATCCTCCAACAATGTCTTTCTTTTTACAAGCTTTAACAAAAGGAAGAATGGGAGCAGCAGATTCACCTGTTGTTATAAAAGCAGTAGTAAAAGATCAAGAAGCTTTTAAAGAAAGGTTTGAATCTCCTGATGTTCAGAAAAGATTTACTGAGCTTTTTGGAGAACTAAATAGTAGAGGCAGACTTATAAACCCATCAGAGAATCCATTCCATGAAATCTTAGCTGATCTAAACTCTTATGAAATGGATAGAAATATTGATGTAACTAAAGACCCTGTGTTACGTAAGAATCTTTTTAAAAATGATGAGCGTTTGATTGAAGCATACAGAAGTGTAGCACCAAACAGGGCAGACAGGCTTGATGCTAAAGACCTTGCTCCTTACACCTCACAGTATGTTGAACCAGAACCTTGGTATAAGAATGCTTTGAGAAGCTTTGGCTTTTAATGACTAGTCTAGATATTAAGCTCCTTCCGTGGCAGCAAACTGTATGGAATGACAAGAGTCGTTTCAAGGTTGTGGCTGCTGGACGAAGAACAGGTAAGAGCCGCTTAGCTGCCTACTTGTTGTTGTTCAATGCGTTACAGGCAGAGAAAGGCCATGTGTTCTATGTTGCCCCTACACAGGGACAGGCTAGGGACATTATGTGGCAAACCCTCCTTGAGGTGGGACATGCTGTCATAGCCAGTAGCCATGTTAATAACTTACAGGTGAAGCTCATCAATGGAGCCACCATCAGCCTTAAGGGGGCTGACAGGCCAGAGACAATGCGAGGAGTTTCCCTGAAGTTTCTGGTGATGGACGAATATGCAGATATGAAACCAGAGGTGTGGGAACAAATCTTACGCCCTGCTTTGGCTGACCAGAAGGGTCATGCCTTGTTCATTGGAACGCCAATGGGCAGAAACCATTTCTATGAGCTTTACCAGTATGGCATGGCTGGAGATGATGATACATTTAAAAGCTGGCATTTCACCAGCTATGACAATCCTCTGATTGACCCAGATGAGATTGAGGCTGCTAAGAAGAACATGAGCAGCTTTGCTTTCAGACAAGAGTTTATGGCCTCCTTTGAAGCACAGGGTGGAGAACTCTTCAAAGAGGAATGGGTTAAGTTTGATGAAGAAGAACCTGAAGGGGACTACTTCATTGCCATTGACTTGGCTGGCTTTGCAGACGAGAGCAAGGGCAGCAAGAGCAAGCGGCTTGATGACAGTGCCATAGCCATTGTTAAGACTAACGACAAGGGCTGGTATGTTAAGGATATTGTCTTTGGACGTTGGACAGTTGAAGAGACAGCAAAGAAGATATTTGCTGCTGTTAAGAAGTATGAGCCAGTGTCCATAGGTATTGAGAAGGGTATTGCTAAGCAAGCAGTGATGCCCTACCTGTCAGACATAATGAGAAGAACACAGACATTCTTCAGGGTTGAAGAACTCACGCATGGAAACAAGAAGAAGACAGACAGGATTGTCTGGGCATTGCAGGGACGCTTTGAGCATGGACAGGTTGTGCTCAACAAGGGAGAATGGAATATACAGTTTCTTGACCAACTCTTCCAGTTCCCTAACACTCTTGTGCATGATGACTTGATTGACGCTCTGAGCTACATAGAACAACTAAGCAAGCAGAGCTATGTAACAGAATATGAAGAAGAACCCTTTGAACCAATGGACGCTCTAAGCGGATACTAAGGAAATATATGAAATTTGATTCTGAAGAAACCTACAAAGGTAGTGACTTAGCTGGTTGGGTTATTGAAAAAGCTGATAGATGGCGTGACCATTACATTGGTAACCATCAAGAGAAGTTTGATGAATATTACCGCTTATGGCGTGGTCAGTGGGATGCAGCCGATAAGACACGTGAGAGTGAACGAAGCAAGCTCATTAGCCCTGCCCTTCAGCAAGCTGTAGAGAGCAGTGTTGCTGAGGTTGAAGAGGCCACCTTTGGGCGTGGTAAATGGTTTGACATCCATGATGACATGCGTGACTCAGAACGTCAAGACATTGAGTTTACCAAGAATGCCTTGGATGAAGAGTTTAAATTTACCAAGACACGCAAGGCCGTAGCCGAGTGTTTGTTAAATGCTGCCGTGTTTGGCACAGGTATGGCTGAGCTTGTCCTTGATGAGGTTCAAGATTTCACACCAGCTACACAGCCAATCCTTGATGGAGCCATGCAAGCTGTGGGTGTTAACATAAAGACACGTACAGTTGTTAAGGTGCGCCCCATTCTGCCACAGAACTTCTTGATTGACCCTGTTGCCTCCTCTATTGAGGAAGCTTTGGGTGTAGCCATTGATGAGTTTGTTCCTCGCCATCAGGTTGAGATGCTCATTGAGAAGGGCATCTATCGTGATGTTGATATTACAGAAGCTGCTCCTGACCAAGACCTTGAGCCTGACCAAGACTTGATTATCTATCAAGATGATAAGGTTCGTCTCACTAAATATTATGGCCTTGTTCCTCGTAAAGAGTTCAACGATGCTATGGACTTGCCTCCTCCTAAAGAGGAAAGCGAGAAGAAAGAAGGCTCAAAAGAACATGAGCTTGATGAAGAAAGCGAATATGTAGAAGCCATTGTCATCATCGCTAATGGTGGTGTTCTCCTCAAGGTGGAAGAAAACCCCTACATGATGCAAGACCGTCCTCTGATTGCCTTCCCTTGGGATGTAGTTCCCGGACGCTTCTGGGGACGTGGCATTTGTGAGAAGGGCTATAATAGCCAGAAGGCTTTGGATGCTGAGCTTCGTGCTCGTATTGATGCCTTGGCTCTCACTGTCCACCCAATGATGGCTATGGATGGCACACGGATGCCTCGTGGTGCTAAGTTTGAGATACGTCCCGGTAAGACAATCATAACCAACGGCAACCCTGCTGAGATTATGATGCCATTTAAGTTTGGCAACCTTGACCAAGTGAGCTTTACACAGGCAGAAAGCCTCCAGCGCATGGTTCAGATGGCTACTGGAGCCATTGATGCAGCAGGGATTCCCGGAAGTATCAATGGAGAGGCAGCAGCGGGTGCTGTAAGTATGTCTCTGGGAGCCATTATAAAGCGTCATAAGCGCACGTTAATCAACTTCCAAGACTCCTTCCTCATTCCTCTGGTTAGTAAGGTTGCATGGCGTTATATGCAATATGATCCAGACAACTTCCCTGCACAAGACTACAAGTTTGTAGCTTCTAGCAGCCTTGGTGTCATTGCACGTGAGTACGAAGTGACACAATTGGTACAACTCCTGCAAACTTTGGGACAAGACAGCCCAATGTACCCAATGTTAGTGGAAGCTGTCATTGAAAACATGAGCTTGTCTAACCGAGAAGGCATGATTAGCCAGCTTCGTGAGATGAACAAGCCTAACCCACAGGCACAACAGCTACAACAAGCCCAGATGGAGATGCAGATGGCAGCAGCACAGGCTCAAACAGCCCTCTATCAGGCACAAGCTGCTGAAAGCCAGAGCCGTGCGGGTAAACTTCAGGCTGAAACACAGGCAATCCCTGCAAAACTTGAGAACGATCGCATTCGTGCCATCTCTTCTAACCTACAAGTGGGTGACCAAGATGATAAAGAGTTTGAACGTAGGGCACGGCTTGCTGATTTGGTCTTGAAAGAGCGAGAGATTGCAAGCAAAGAAGCAATTGTAGCTAAACAGATGCAACAATAGCTTGACAAAGTAAAACTTTTGTGGTATAATAGAGACATAAGCATCCAACACAGGAGAAATGCTAATGGATAAAGAACTTCAAGAATATTATGAATCTCTTCTAGACTTGTTTGTACATAAGGGTTGGGACATTTATCAGGAAGACCTTAAGCGTAGCTTAGACAATCTTTCAGATATTCGGAACGCCACAGATGCAAATATGTTCTGGTTCAGAAAAGGACAAGTAGAAGTATTAGAAACTCTAATCGGTTATCGTAACGCTATCGAAGCATCATATGCGGAGCTTACTAATGATTCGAGTATTTGATTTTACTTGCCAACAAGGCCATAAGCAGGAACGGTTTACTTCTGTAGAAACAGAAACAATAAGCTGTAATGTTTGTGGCGCAGAAGCCTTTCGTCAGGTGAGTGCTCCTCAAGTAAGACTTGAAGGAGTGACAGGTAGCTTCCCCGGGGCTGCAATGAAGTGGGATAAAAAGCACCGAGAACAACTGGCGAAAGAACAAAAACAGAATGCCTCGTAAGAGGGAACATTCATCTTCCATAATGCTATTAAGCACGGAGACTATATGGCAACATTTATTGACGACAGCGTACAAGACTCACAAGAGGACATCTCTGAATTAGAGCAAGCTCAAGAGGAACCCCAAGAGGAAACCCCTCAAGAAGTAGTCCCAGAACGGTACAAAGGTAAAAGCGCACCTGACTTGATTCGTATGCACCAAGAAGCTGAGAAGCTGATGGGCAGACATTCACAAGAAGTTGGAGAGCTTCGACGTATTGTAGATGATTTTGTAAAAGCACAAGTTGTTACCAAAGAAGCCCCACAGGACGAAGAGGTAGATTTCTTCTCTAATCCTCAGAAGGCTGTTGAACAGGCTGTTTCACGACACCCGAAGATAAAAGAAGCAGAAGCTTTTAATGCACAGATGGTAAAGGCTCAGGCCTTGAATGCTTTACAGACGGCTCACCCTGACTATGCGGATATTATTAATGACGATGGTTTCAAGGAGTGGGTAGGAAAGAGCAAAGTGCGTAGCGAACTTCTTTCACGTGCAGACCAGCGGTATGACTTTGACGCAGCAGACGATCTTTTGACTACATGGAAAGAACGTCAGCAAATGTTAAGCAACACTGTTGAGATGCAAAAGGCTGATCGTAAACAACAACTAAAACAGGCATCAACTGGTTCTGTCAAAGGAACTGGTGAGACACAGAGCAAGAAGATATATCGTCGTGCTGACATTGTAGACCTCATGCGTAAAGACCCTGACCGATATATGTCATTGCAGCCAGAGATTATGGCAGCATATGCAGAAGGTAGGGTTCGTTAATAACCTTATGAAAGATTAAAATGGCAACAAGTACTTTCCCCACAATGACTGGCGCTGCTGGTCTTACCGAAGCTTCTAGTTTTCTCCCCGACTTGTGGAGCGATGAGATTATCGCTGCTTACAAGAAGAACCTCGTCCTTGCACAGTTTGTGCGTAAGATGAGCTTCAAGGGTAAGAAAGGTGATGCTCTCATTATCCCTAACCCTTCACGTGGCTTGGCTGCTCAGACTAAAGCTGAGAACACAGCAGTTACTATGCAGAACTTGTCACAAAGTTCTATCACCGTGAACTTGAACTCACACAAAGAAGTGTCTTACTTGATTGAAGACATTGTTGAAGTTCAGGCTTTGCCTTCTTTGCGTAAGCACTACACTGATGACGCTGGCTATGCTATGGCAAAGCAAGTTGATGATGACTTGTGGACTTTGGTGAAGAGCTTGGGCGATGGCGATGGTAGTGACTACACTCACAGCCGTTCATTCCAATTCAACTCCTCTACTGGTGTGTTGGAAGCTTATGACGCTGATGGCACTGGTGACATTGGTGCATTCTCTGACGTTGGTTTCCGTCGTGCTATCCAGTATTTGGATGACGCTGACCAGCCAATGGACGGTCGTGTGTTGGTTATTCCTCCTTCAACACGTAACACTTTGAATGGTATTAACCGTTACACTGAACAAGCCTTCGTTGGTGAAGTCGGTAACGCTAACACCATCCGCAACGGTGAAGTGGGTAACCTGTATGGTATCCCTGTTGTTGTGTCTAGCAACTGCCCCACCTTGGAAACAGGTGTTAAGGGTGCGTTGTTGACTCACAAAGACTGGGCTGTTCATATTGAGCAGATGTCTGTACGTTCACAGCAGCAGTATAAACAAGAGTACTTGGCTACTCTGTTTACCTCTGACATGTTGTATGGCACTAAAGTGTTGCGTTCAGACGCTGGTGTTTTGATGGCTGTCGCAGCTTAAGAAACCTACAGGGAGCCCTCACAAGGGGCTTCCTTGTTTTGAAAGGGGCTTTATTCGCTATATGCAAATAGCAAATAAGGCTTCTTCCATAACAAGGAGTATACATGGCAATATTTCGTGGTGTTGGAGGCTCTGGAGAATCCTCTAGCGATTCAACAATTAATGCTACAACTGCCCTAGCAAACGCTGCCGCAGCTTCAGCAGCCGCTGCTTCTACGTCTGCCACCAGTGCAGCCACCAGTGCTACCAACGCTGCCTCTAGTGCTTCTTCTGCAACTTCCTCAGCCTCTGGTGCTTCTACCTCTGCTACCAACGCATCAACTAGTGCTACCAATGCAGCCTCTTCTGAGTCCAGTGCATCAAGTTCAGCTTCTACTGCTACTACACAAGCCTCTGCTGCTTCTACATCAGCTACTAATGCTGCTGCTAGTGCTTCTTCTGCTTCGACTTCTGCTTCATCGGCAACTTCGTCTGCTACAACTGCTACAACAAAAGCAAGTGAAGCTTCTACGTCAGCAACTAATGCAGCTTCGTCAGCTTCATCAGCTTCAGGTAGTGCAACAACTGCAACAACGCAAGCATCTAATGCCTCAACTAGTGCTTCTGCTGCTTCAGCCAGTGCTTCGTCTGCTTCGACTAGCGCAACAACTGCTACCACTCAAGCATCTAATGCCTCAACTAGTGCTACGAATGCAGCATCTTCGGCTACATCTGCTGGAACGTCAGCTACTAATGCTGCTGCTAGTGAAGCAGCCGTTGCTGCTTCTGCCTCTAGTGCTTCCACATCAGCTTCTACAGCTACAACACAAGCGGGTATAGCTACAACAAAAGCAAGTGAAGCTTCTACTTCTGCTACAAATGCTGCAAGCTCAGCAAGTACAGCTACAACCAAAGCTTCTGAAGCATCTACGTCTGCTACCAATGCAGCAAGCTCTGCTTCTGCTGCAAGCACATCAGCAACCAGTGCTTCTGGTAGTGCTACAAGTGCTTCAACTTCAGCATCCTCAGCTTCTACATCTGCTACGAATGCTTCTTCTTCAGCTTCTGCTGCTGCTACCAGTGAAACAAATGCTGCTTCTTCTGCTTCTAGTGCTTCCTCTTCAGCAAGCACTGCTACAACACAGGCAGGAATAGCAACCACTAAAGCTTCAGAAGCTGCTACTAGTGAAACTAATGCTGCAAGCTCTGCAAGTTCAGCATCTACTTCTGCCACAAGTGCAACGGCTTCAGCTTCTTCAGCAAGCACATCAGCATCTACTGCTACTACTCAGGCAAGCAATGCTTCTACTTCTGCAAGCAATGCAGCAACTAGTGCTACAAATGCAGCAGCTTCTGCTACTACTGCTGCTTCATATACACCTTCTCAAACAGGTAATTCAGGTAAGTTTTTAACTACTGATGGCACATCCACCTCATGGGCAACAGTAGCTGCTTCTTCAGGAAACGGTATTACATTAAATTCTGATATAATCACTGCAAGTTATACGATTGCATCAGGTACTAATGGGTTTTCAGTAGGTGTTATTACTATTCCAAATGGAACTGTTGTTACTGTTTCCAACGGTCAGCGTTGGGTTATAATTTAAGGAAAAAACATGGCTATTGCATTAAGTGGCGGTTCTTCTGCTTCTATCTCAACAATTACTTCTTCACCAACAGCAAACAGAACTGTAACTGTTCCTGATGCTGATTTTACAATGACAGGTAATGATGTAACGCAGACGTTGACAAATAAGACGTTGACCAATCCAAGCGTAAATAACTACACCGAGGGCGTGGTTGCCATTGGGACAGTCACAACATCAAACACAATAGCGTTGACAAGTGGCACAGTGCAGACTGCAACGCTTACCGCATCAACTGCTTGCACATTTACCATGCCTACAGCAACCGCTGGTAAATCATTTATTCTTTTGCTCAAGCAAGCAGCAGCTACAGGTAACGGCACAGCAACATTTACAGGCGTGAAATGGGGAAGTGCTGGCGCACCAACAATTACAGCAACCGCTGGTAAGATGGATATTTTAAGTTTTGTTGCTGATGGTACAAACTGGTATGGCTCTGTTGCACAAGGATATACACCATAATGTTTGCTGCTAAGGGTTTCTTTCTTGCGGGCGGTTTACTTGCCCCACAAAATACTGTTGCTCCAGTTGTATCTGGCACAGCTACGGTTGGACAAACTCTATCATGTACAACAGGAACATGGAGCGGTA